AAGGAAGATGGTTCGTTGCTCCCCCTTCATGGTACGAGCAACTGTCTCAGTCTGGATCAAAGCTAATGAGTGTTGACTTCAACGCAGGTCAAGGTTCTATTAGAAATGGTTTAGTATCAAGTGGAAAACTAAGAGGCTTTGATATGTACAAGTCCAATAACGTTGCTGCTGCTTCAACTGCAAGCGGTAAATGTTTAGCAGGACATATATCATCTACTGCAACTGCTCAAACAATCATCTCAACTGAGGTCCTTAGAGACCCAAGTTCTTTTGGTGATATCGTGAGAGGATTGCACGTATATGGTTCTAAAGTACTTAGAGAAGAAGCATTAGTTTCAGCTTTTTACGCTATAGACTAAGCAAATCGTAAGTGGGGGAGGAATCATGTGTTCGCTTCCCCCTTACACCTAACAGGAGATAATGTGGAAAAGAATATAAGTTATTACGAAACAATTCATGAAAAAGAAGAAAAGTGCTCAGAGATGGTAGGTCACAATACTATGAGCTTTGAATATGAAAAAGAAAAGGGAGATAAATAATGGCAGGACATAAACCAAACGAAAAGAAACAAATGATGGGTGGTGGAAGACTTTATGCAAAAGATGGTCTTTATGCAATGAAAAAAAGAAAACCAAAAAAACATGGTGGAGCTCATAATAATGACGATAGAATCGGCATGAATATCGGTGGTGCTATGGAAGTTCAAGACCCAAACTAAACATGAAAGTTTCAGCACCAAAAGGCTATCATTGGATGAAACATGGTAAGTCTTATAAATTAATGAAGAATCCTAAAGGAGGCTATAAACCTCATAAAGGTGCAAGTCTTACAGCAAATTTTCAAATACAAAAGATACATAAAAAATAATGGCTACTACATATCTAGATTTAACAAATGAAATTTTAAGAGAACTTAATGAAATAACATTAACGTCTGCTAATTTTTCAGATGCAGTTGGTTTTCAAAAATTTGTTAAAGATATGATTAATAAGTCTATATTTGATATAGCCAATCAAGAACCTCAACTACCTTTTTTTTCAGCAGGTGTAAGTGGAGGTACTGATCCTTTTTATGGAAATACCACAGTAGCAACTGTAGCAGGACAAAGATGGTACGTGTTAAAATCAGGTAGCTCTAGTATTACTACAGACTTTGCTTCGATTGATTGGGATGATTTTTATTTGACAACGATAGGAGTAAGCGGAGAATCATCTCCGTTTGTATCTAAAGGATTAAAATTTTTAAACTTAGCTGACTGGAGAAGATACTATCGAGATAGTGAAAATTCAGACGATGCTGAAACACAGTATGGTGAACCAACTGCTGTTTTAAAATCTCCAGATAGTCGTAAGTTTGGATTAAGTCCAATACCTGATAAGGTTTATAATGTTCATTTTTATGCTTTTATTAAACCTACAGCTTTATCAGCTCATAGTGATGAAATAGTATTACCAGATCAATACGCTAATATTATAACAGCTAGAACTAGATATTATGTATGGCAATTCAAAGAAAGTCCACAACAAGCTGCTTTTGCTTTAGATGACTATAAAAAAGGATTAAGATACATGAAGTCAAACTTAATTAACCCAACCCCTCGTAAAATGACAGATGATAGGATGTATTTCTAATCATGGCTAGATCACAACCCTATACAGTTGCTACAAACGGTGGATTAGTAAAATCATCTAATGTAATGGATTTACTTAAAACTCCCGGAGTTGCTAAAGACTTACGAAACTTTGAGGTTTCTACAGAGGGTGGCTATAGAAGAATTAATGGGTATCAAAAGTTTGGTACTACAAGTGCTACACAACCTACAGGTGATACAACAAACATACTAGGTGTATTTCCTTATGCAGATGGTGTAATAGCTACTGCAGGTACAGGAATATTTTTTAGTAATGATGGACAAACTTGGATAAATATAGGTAGAAGTTCTGTATCAAGTAGTGGTGATAATTATAGCACTTTTACAGGTAGGAGTA